AAGAAGACAAAATGAACTTCTGTACTTATTGCGATAAGTTATCATATACATCTAAGCTAACGCTAGATGGTAAGATGATATATTACTGTTCAGATCATGCATTGAATATTGCAGTTGACTAGGATTATGGTATAATATTATTATGAATACGAAGGATCAGTAATGAAAAAAATCTATGCTTTGTTAACGATAATTGCGACAGCAATCTTATCAGGTGTAGCTTTGTCTAAATTTTTAAATTGGGCGGGAAAGCAAGAAAATATCTTTGATTTTGACCTAGATGAAGATATAGACAATGAACAGTTGTAAAACTGTATGAACAGTTCTAATTCATTCTTAGGGTCTATACTAGATATGATCTACCTTGGCGTATATTACTCTATTGTTCCAGTTATATCTCTGGTTGTTATATCTTCTATAGTTGTATATATAAAAAGTTTTAAATCCGAATTTTAATTCTCCCGCCCTTTTCTGGGGTCTTATTATCGTAAGATACCAAATATGACCCGTTAGGGCTTTAGAACCCTCGTAGAGGGCTTATAAGGCATATTTCTCAAATGTCTGCAAGTATCACACATCTACAATATGGCTCTTCTTTCGCCGAAGCACTTTTTTCGCACTTATTGCACTATATGTCCATATTGCCCGTATTATATATATCTATCTATAAAAAGAAAAAATCCCATTCAGAGGCGGATCCGAATGGGCTTTTCTAGTGTATTACTACACATTATATAGGGAGACGTTGCCGCCATCACCTACACATCTTAATTGTAATACAGGTTATTTTCTATGTCAAGCATTCTAGTTGACTTCTTCTGGTGGAGTAAAAGATGGTCCAGGTCCAAGAAGATATCCTTGTTCATGGTATTCAATCATTTTAGCTGTTTTCTCAGGATCCGCTTTATTTGCCATGATAGTCATCATATCGTATATGCGGTGAAGCATAATATAATTGACCATAGGCAGGTTATCTTCTAAGTTCTGAGATGGATCTTTTTCTTCAGTCATCTTGCCTCCCTAAATCTTCCCAAAATTTCTCACGCCCCATAGCGTCTTTATCTAATATCTGAGTTGCTTCAAATTCATATGTTGAAAATGGCTGTTCTATTTTCGGCGCACTTTTTTCGGGCTCTTTATTCATTGATGATCTTTTCTACTAATGCTACAAGATTCTCATAATCGACAATTCCGATTGTTTTCTTGTATGAGCAGGTTAGGCAATATAAAAATATGTTCTCTTCAAAGTCCTGATTAGGATAAAGAGAGCCCTGATCCATGGGGCATAAAAGCTCTGGAACAAGGCCCTCTTTTGATAAAGAGAGATACTTCGATACATATTGTATCTTCATTTATCCTACTTCTTTTCAGTTGTTGGGAATCGCAATAGCCATTCCTGCGCTTTCGGGGTCATACCCTTCCAGCTGGACCAATCTTGACCGCCATTGGTCATATAGTACGTTATCTCTGCGTTTGTTACTGGGTCGAATAACTCTGTGTTACTCTTTAGGTCGAACTTCTCAAGTCTTTCAGGACCAAGATTTCCGATCATGTTTATCTGGAATACTCCGTAAGAACTATCTCCAGTTTTCTTATCCCCGTTATATGCAAGCGGTCTTCCGTTAGATTCACGCTTTGCTATGGACCAAGCTTTTTTAAGGCCTACTCCTTCGAATCCTACAGTCTTAAGTAGCAATAGCAACTCTTCGTCTGTAAGCATCTCAGATGGCTTGTAAATTTCTTTACTGAACTTATCTAAGACTTCTTGCTTTAGTTGGGCTTCAGTTTTCACTAAAGGTTTTACTTCTAAGGCAACTGATGGCTGTACTGGAAACAAAAATAATGTTATCATTACTATTGTAACCAAGTTGTGAGCTAAATCACTTACCTGTTGTTTTATTTTCTCCATTGGCATTTCCTCCTCTAGAGATAACGAACTCTAAGCATAACATTAATTGCATAAGCCTGTCAAGCCAGTCAACTAGGATAAATATCAAGTATACGTGTATAGTCGACTAATAATATCTTAGATTAAATGATAAAAATATATTTTACGCTTCCCATGTGAATGGTTATTTGGTAGAATAGGATCTTCACACTAAATTAAAATTAACCGCTAGGCGGAGAAACAGGTACTATAAAATGTCTAAAACTATTGCAAACCCGTACGAAAATTTCATTGCGTTATCCAGATATGCAAGATGGATATCAGAAGATAATCGCCGTGAGACTTGGGGTGAGACAGTAGATAGATATTTTAGCTTCATGCTAAACCATCTAAAAGAAAATTATAATTATATTCCAGATGAGAAGCTTGTTGCGGAATTAAAAAATGGTGTATTCGAGAGAAACGTCATGCCATCAATGCGCTCTGTAATGACTTCAGGAGTAGCATTGGAAAGAGATAATGTAGCAGGATACAACTGTGCTTTCCTACCAGTTGATTCACCACGTTCATTTGATGAGACTATGTATATTCTTATGTGCGGTACAGGTGTTGGATTCTCTGTTGAGTATAAGTATATTAATAAACTTCCTGCCGTCCCAGAATCGCTAGAGAAGTCAACTACAGTAATTACAGTAGAAGACTCCAAGCAAGGTTGGGCTAAAGCATACCGTGAGTTGCTAGCACTACTATGGTCTGGACAGATTCCAGCAATTGATGTTTCTAAGGTAAGACCAGCAGGTGCAAGACTTAAGACAATGGGTGGAAGATCATCAGGTCCACAACCACTTATTAACCTATTTGATTTTACAATTGCAAAGTTCAAGAGCGCTACAGGAAGAAACCTAAAGCCAATTGAATGCCACGATATCATGTGCAAGATTGGTGAAGTAGTTGTTGTAGGCGGAGTTCGTCGCTCAGCAATGATTTCCCTTTCTAACATTAACGATATTGAGATGGCACAGGCTAAGTCAGGTAACTGGTGGGAAGCCAATACACAACGTGCTTTGTCTAATAACTCTGTTGCGTACTCACGCAAGCCAGACATGGAGCAATTTATTGCAGAATGGAAATCTCTATATGATTCAAAGTCAGGAGAACGAGGTATATACAATGTGGCCGCAGCTCAAGCCCAAGCAGCCAAGTATGGAAGAAGAGATCCAGATATACACTATGGAACTAACCCGTGCTCAGAGATTATCCTACGTCCTTATCAGTTTTGTAACCTTTCAGAAGTCGTACTACGTGAGAATGATACAAAGAAAGAAATTGAACGCAAGGTTGAACTTGCAACTATTCTTGGAACGTGGCAGTCAACGCTTACAGACTTTAAGTATCTTCGCAAGATCTGGAAAGACAATACGGAAGAAGAGCGCCTACTAGGTGTTTCTCTAACTGGACAATTTGGACACAAGTTTATGTCAGGTAAAGAAGACCTTGTTTCACTAGAAGCTTTCTTGATGACTCTTAGAGAATCAGCAAGAGCAAAGAATAAAGATGAGGCTGGGAAAATTGGGATTCCTGAGTCTGCCGCTATTACATGCGTGAAGCCATCAGGAACAGTATCTCAATTGGTCGGGGTATCTTCAGGAATGCATGCTTGGCATTCTCCATATTACATTCGTACAGTTCGTGGGGCAAAGGGAGATCCTATCTCTACATTTTTGAAGGAAGTCGGAATTCCAGTAGAAGATGATGTTATGAAGCCAAACGATACATACGTATTCTCATTCCCAATTAAAGCACCAGAGGGTGCAATTGTTAGAAATGATCTTACCGCTATTGAACACCTAAATATTTGGTTAGTTTACCAACGTGCATGGTGTGAGCACAAGCCTTCAATTACAGTTTCTGTAAAAGAGGATGAATGGATGGAAGTTGGTGCTTGGGTGTATAAGCATTTTGATGAGGTCTCTGGAATTTCATTCCTGCCGCATTCAGATCACTCATATAAGCAAGCGCCTTATCAAGAAGTAGACAAGGCAGAATATGATGCCCTTGTTTCTAAGATGCCAAAGGATATCCGCTGGGAAGACTTGTCTTTCTACGAGACAGAAGATGGCACATCTACCAATGCTACGCTTGCCTGCAGTTCAGACGGAAACTGCGAGCTTGTGGATATTTCGGCTTAGTGGTAGAATTATAGTATTCGGGTAAACCGAAAATTCATGGGCACCTTGCCCACGAGGAGATGATCAAATGGCTAAATTTGCAAAAGCAGATTTAAACAAAGATGGGAAAGTCGTTATGACAGAACAGATCTTAGCAGCACTGGGAACTTATGCTCGTGCATTTCTTTCAGCAGCTATTGCTCTATATATGACTGGGAATACCAGTCCAAGAGATCTTTTGATGGGTGGATTTGCCGCAGTGGCACCAGTTATTCTTAAGGCTCTAAGTCCAAGTAATAAAGAATTTGGATTTGTAGCAGAATCAAAGTAGTAAAATCTAACATTGATTAGGAGTGCCCTTATGGTAAAATATCCATAAGGGCTTTTCTAATTTAGGGGTAAATGTGGCAGCGCAAAAAAATTTCGAAGTAGATCAAAATACAACCTTTACATTTGAGGTTCAGTATCTTGATGAAGATCAGGTGCCAATTCAATTACATTTTCACACCGCAAAACTTCAAGTAAGAGATACACAAGGCGGAAAAAAATTAGCATTCACCCTTGTAGAAAATGACGGCATAGTAATTAACCCAACCCTAGGTAAGCTTCAAATTTCAATATCAGCAGACAGAACAAATAAAATGTTTTATCCAAAATCAGCATATGATCTAGTCCTAATAGACCCAAGCGTTAACAAGACAAGATTGCTAGAAGGGTACATGACCTTAAGTAGGTCAGTGACGATATAATGGCAACACGCTTAATAGTAACCGAAAATAACCCACTCGTTGTAGTAAGAGCATCTGGAGCACCAGGTCGTACAATTATCAGCGGAACGGGTGATCCAGCTAACACCCTAGGAGTACCTGGGGATTTTTATTTTGATACAACAACAACAAGATTCTGGGGGCCAAAAGCTTCTCAGACTAATACTTGGAATAGAGCCCAAAGCTTTATCCTAGATAAGCAAATAGCACTAACGCATACATGGGAGCTATCTCAAGTAACAGGTCCAGTAAATGGAGTCTATCGGGTAGTAATTAATCACAATCTAGGTTTTAGCCCAAACGTAACAGTTAAATCTAGCGCAGGCGACATATTAGAAACAGGAATAGACTATAATAGTATTAATCAAATAACACTGACTATGGCACAACCGTTTTCAGGGACAGCACATCTGTCATAAGGGAGAAAGAAAATGGCAAGAAAATTTTTAGTCAGCGTCGATCTCAATAAAAATGAGCTCCTAAACGCTAGAATTCAGAACTTGGGTGCAGCACCATCAAGCCCAGTATCTGGACAAATTTATTACGACACATCAAACTCAACGATGTACTACTACAATGGACTGTCTTCACCAGACGGACCATGGATGCCAATGTCAGGATCAACAGAAGTTGTCCAAGATATTATTGGTACATCCGTACTTGCTGGCACAGCGTTAACATCAACATACAACGATACAGCAGGAACAACAACTCTTAGACTTAATGATACAGCGGTAACACCTGGTTCATATGGGTCATCAACAGCTATTCCAACATTTACAGTTGACGCACAAGGCCGTTTAACTGCAGCTGGAACAGTAGCACTTGCAACACAACTAGATTTAGGTGCAGATAATGCACATGGTGGATACAAGCTTGATCTTCTAACAGACACAGTAAAATTTGTCGGCGGAGAAGGAATTGACACCACTTATACAACAGACGGAACTCTTCATACAATTACAGTAGCAGCAGAAGATGCAAGCGCATCAAATAAAGGTGTTGCAAGTTTTGATGCAGTAGACTTTTTAGTTTCATCTGGAGATGTATCTCTAAAAGCTGAGCGAATCCAAGACATTGTTGGAGACATGATTGTTGCACCAAACACTGAAAATGGAATCTCAGTCACATATGATGACACAGCAGCAAAGCTAAACTTTGATGTTGCCGACTTTGATGTACAGCTTTCTGGAGATGTAGTTGGTACAGCTACAGTAACAAACCTAGCAAGTATCAATATCTCTACAACAATCCAGCCGAACTCTGTAGCCCTCGGAGATGACACAACTGGAGCTTATATCTCAACAGTTGCTGGAACAGCAAACGAGATTACAGTAGCTGGTTCAGGTGGAGAAACAGCAGCAATTACAATTGGTTTGCCAGATGACGTAACAATTACTAACAACCTTACAGTTGGCGGTAACTTAAACGTAACTGGAACAATTAAC